ATTTTTTAAAGTAATCTAGGCTTAACTGCTCTAATGCAGGATAGTTGTATGATGACTGAGATATAAAACGTGGATCTCCAATATACTCTCCTATGTTAAAATAGCCAAATTGGGAATTAATATCTTCGTTAATTTCATTCTGAGGGGAGAATCCTACTTCAATATAATTTACATCTCTAGTAAAGCTTCCGCTTAGAGGGCTGGTTTGTTGTAAAGTACTTAAACCAGATAGAGTTGTTCCGTAAACATTGGTTGATTGTACTCTAATTTTATCAGAGACTGCATTCTTGATTCCGGCTACAGGCTGGTCGTAAAACACAGTTGTTACATTTGGAATGTAGTTAGTAGATCCGGTTATATAAAAGTTGCTAGTTGCTGAAAAAGAAGAAGTTGTAACTTGTTCTCCAGATACTTTAGGATGTATTGAAATAGAAGCAGTATATAATTCACCTCCTAATGATGCACGGAAGGCTAAGTATTCACTCTGCTCTATTGAACCAGGGTTCATTACATAAGCATCAAAAGTATTTTCTGAGATCGGTTGAGTGTAGTATCTCAATTCTTGTAATGATCCGGAGAATATCTTTGAAGATAATGTTCCTTTTCCTAAATATGCTTCAGTTGCAGTAGTCCATGGATTGGCTAAGCTTACTGAAGAGCTTGCTTGAAATCCTAGGGTATTTCCGTCGTTACCGCTGTATAAACTATTTTTAGCATATAAAGTAAAATCCGTACTCGAGTTTTTATTAATTAAAATAGACCACCAACCTCCGTCAAAAAATGGAAGGTAGATACTGGCAGTTGTGTTTAAATCTGAAGAGCTTGGATAGAATTCTAAGAGTCCGTATTGACTATAAGGGCTGACGATAGAACCTGTATAAGATCCTGATGAGTAGGCAGATCCGGCGTATTTTAACAGTACAGCAGCTCCGTTATTGGTTGACCATAAACTTTGAGAGTAGTGAGTACCGGACGGAGTGCCTGGGGTCATAAACTTAAACTCTACCGCAGAAGGTCTGTTACTTGTTGCTGCCCAGGTTGAATTTAATACGAAAGAAGATGTTACATAGGATGATCCTGTGTTAAGGAAAGTTAGGTCATACTGCTGTTGCCATTGATCGAATGTATTTGTATTCTGATCTTTACCTCCGTACTCATAAACTCTTAAAATAGTGTCAGGAATACCAAAAGTAGTAATTAGTGTATTTAAGCCTTCAACTGTTCCTTTTTTCTTTAATAAGAAAGGAAGGTTGTGGTATAACCTCTTGTAAATCTCTGAGGATAGGTTATCTAATGGAATTAAAGATCCGGTTGCAGAAGCTGTTACGTAGGTTGTGATTAACTCCTGTCCTGTATAGGGTAGTAAGCTTCCTGATGGTGTGTAACCTAAATAAGTATTATATAAGTTATCTGATGTGAAGTTATTTTGGTATAATTTAATACCAAAGTCTTTTAGAGCAGTTCCAATTAAATCTTTTGAAAGGCCGGATTCTACTCTGTTGTCTGAGTTATATTTTTCTGTAACTGCTTGAGTATATACCCAGATACTATCAAAATGCTGACCGACCATTTCAACAAATAGTTCGAAGTTAGCATTATTAGGATCTTCTTTAATATACAGAGGAATAGCTTCTACTAATCCATCTTTATTATTTTCATCGTAGGTTTCTGCAATTGCAGATTGACTTGCCAACCAATTTAAACCTTGTGTTGAAGTTGTCGAGTAATTGGTATACGATGGAGTATTGTTTGATTTTGGCCACGTATTACTTCCTGATTCAAAATAAAGGTAATATTCATAACCGTCAAAATTAGTTATTGTTTCGTTTAATTTATTCTGCCAGTAGTTAGAACTGCCGGAATTATAATAATTGTTAGAGGTACTTCCAAAGCTTGCACTATAAGTATATTCTTCAATTAATCCTAATTTGTAATAAAAATTCTCCAAGCGAGTTTGAGCACTTGAGAAAAATACAAAATTATTATAATCACTGTAATCAATATTTAAATCTGCACCGGTCTCAGCTAAAACACTATTTAGTTGATAGGTTAGATTTGAGTTGTTTGCATTCTTTAATCCACTTGTTGTTTGATACTCTGTTGTTTTATTTGTTTCAGAGCTTACCTGTAGATTAAAGTTAGGTCCTTTTATTCTTAACGTATTATCTTGTTCTGTAAAAGAAACAGTTACGTTAATTAAATATGCTTTTGATTCTGCAATTTTTTCAACAGCCCAGCATTGAGATTGAATACCGAGTTCTTCTGATAACGGTTCATAAAGTTTAATTAAGACTGTTACGTTACTAGGATCTGATTCATCAAGAAGGATATTGTTTGCAATTATCAGATTGTTGCTTCCAAAATTTAAATAGAAATCTTTTTGGAATGGAGCTGCTTCAATTGCTGTCTTTAATGCTACGGTCGAATCAACTATATCTCCTCCCAGTATGTTGGTGCTTGCCAATCTAATCTCTGTTCTATCAGTAGATATTTGAGAGATGTAGTAAGGTTCTTGTATACTAGAAGATAGTAACGGTCTTAAAAAATTATAAACAGTGTAGTATTTTCCGTCAAGATATGCTCTATTTTCTAGATCTTGTTCAGGGGATATACTTAGATCTGTTCCGTAAATTGCGAAAGATTTAAGACTTTCTACAGAATCAATTAATTCTTTATTAGCATTGTAAATAAAGTACTCAATATAATCTGTCGATGTATTGTAAGTTACATCTGCATTAAAAGATGTAATAAGGGAATCATCAGACGTTGTATAAGTCTGTCCGCCAAGTTCAATTGAGGGTACATCTTCTATGTATATTTGCTTATCCATTAGGTGTCTGTATGTCTAGTAATTGCTGCTGTAGTTGTAGGTTTTCTTCTCTTAAAGAAGTAATCTCTGCAAGCAACGCTACAATCTCTTCGTTAGTTCTTTCTCCTCCGATGTACGCACTACTCTGATTTACTAGATACTGGTGAGAGTTTGTTTCTCCAGTTTTAGGTATATCGTAGAAAATTTGACCGTATGTGTCAAAAAATTCCTGTACTGTTGGTATGGTGGTTGTAGTTGCACTAGCAGCAGTTCCTCCTATAGTAAGTTCTGAAAATGAAGTATCAATAACCTGCCGGTATTGCTGTTTTTCAAATACTTGGGTGGATAGATTTACCGTTGAACTCATTACCCGTTTACAACTTTAAAGTAATACTTTTCGTCTATAATTCTAGTAGCACCATCTATAACTGTCTTAAGTAATATCTTATAGTATCTTTCTGGTTCTAAACCGCTCATATATACATCAAAATAATTACTAGTAGAGTCAGCACTAATTTTAGTATACGTACTATCGAAGTCAATTGCAACTTCGTTTGTATCTAAATCTACAATAGACCAGTAAGATGCTGTCGGCAAGTAATAATTGGTTGTGTAGAAGGAACTTGTTGAGAAGATTCTAGGTGGGAATTGAGGTCTTGCGTTTACTCTAAATCTCTGAATAGATCCGGGGTAGTATTGGCCAGAGTTGTTTGGTAAGGTTGTAACTACGTCTGGATCAGAGATAACTCCTTGAGTTGATGATCCGGTGTTGTGAGAGTAGTCATCCCATCTAAACTCTAACTGAGGTGGGTAGATTGTATTAGTATCTACTGAGAAGTATTTAAACTGTACTCTTTTAGATAAATCTGCAGAGAATTCAGCAGAGTTAGCCTGTTTAATAATAAATCCATCGTTTTGAATAGATTGACTATACCAAGCTAAAACTGTAGGGGTTACATCTAATGCTATATCAAAATCACTTCTGTATTGGAAAGAAGCACTTTGAGCGTAAGTTGGATCTACGTACCAGTTTCCTCCGCCGGTATTTGATCCGGTCCAAGACCCTGTTGCTTCTAGGTTAGGGAATGAGGTTGCCCATGCATCTGAACCTGAATCGGTTCTAAACGCCCAACTAACTCCGTTTTCTGTAGCCGGAGTGTCTTGATATTTACCTGTACCGTTCTCCCACGAACCTGATACTGCAAAGCAATCTAGGGTTGTTTGTTGACCGAGCCCCTCTACTTTCGCCATAAATACTCTTAGGAATGTTGCGATAGAGCCGGTTGCTTTATTATCTAGTATGTCTGAGATTTCAGATTGATTAAATTTAATTAAAAATCTACTTACGGCAGGTTCTCCTCCATCAATCTCTGTTGATGTTGTTGCTTCAATGATTTCGTCTATACCGGAATTCATTGCCGGGTATTCACTATACAAGGTAGCGTCTTTCTCTGGGAAGATTTTATATACTGCCATTTGTTATAAATAGGAATTAAAGAGAAACTACTCTTCCTTTAATATCTACGTCAGGGTACTTAACTTCAAAGATCATTGGATCAATTGAAGGATAAACTACATTATCAATTGTAGCTCCTTTAGTATCGTAAGAATAATTAGAGTAACCTAATGATTCTCCGGTCAAATTTACAACCTCAACGTTCTTAACTGTCTGTACTCCGTCTACATTATCGATTAGAAGACTTAAGTTTTTCAGAAGGATTGGTTGGTTAATTTGCCAGTTGTTTACATTAAAATACTCTTTAACAGTTGTTATAGCGGCAAGGATCACTTCGTTACTGCTGTAATTTGGAGCAACGGTGATATCAAAATTAACTCCGATATTAATTACAAAAGCATCTTTAATTCTAACTGAATCTCCAATTATTCTATATTGTGATAGGTAGGTGTTAAGATTCTGCTTTAATGCATTTGAAGCGTTAACTAACTGTTTGTTTCTATTGAAAGTTAAAACGTACAGGTCTAGAGTGCTTGGAATTTCCCCCGGTTGTAAGTTAGCAACTTTTGTCTGTTCAATATACGCTTTACTAATTACTCCGTACTTAGCCGGCATTGATAATGCTCTAACTAGGTAATCATCTTGAGTAACGTTACGGAGCTGGGTTTGGTAATTAGATAATGTATTTTGTCTAATTTCTTCAATACTATCACCGTCTTGACCTCCTACTGCAGCTTCAGGGTTATTAACCGCTAAAGATGCTCTGTAAGTGTTTGCAGTAGTTGGGTTTAGGTTAGGGTTAAGAAAATTAATATTCCCTGTGATTGTGGTTAGGTCGTTAGAGGGAACGTTTGCTGATACTCCACCGCCTGTCAGGTATCTTAACGTAATAACTGTGTTTGAAGGAGCAATACCGTACGTCTTGGTGAATACGAAGTTTGTAGGAGAGAAGGCAGTTGTTAGCTTAGATTGCTCAAAAGGTAACCCTAAACCGACATTATTTGGATTAGGTACTATATTCTCGTCTGTATCGTTAGCAGTTCCGGCACCGAATTGAATCTGTAATGATCCTGAGTCTAGGAAACGAGTTGCAAATCTTCTTTGAACCTGCTGTAATTGTAGGATGTAAGGAGTGTCTGCATTACCGCTAGTTCTATTAGGATCGTTCGGGTTTGTATTCTTAATACCGGTGTAGATTGCATCTTGAGCTAGGTAATCTACTTCGTACCAATTATTCCCATCACTATCAACAGCATCTAAGATACCTATAATATTCTCTGCATTTAATACCCGAGTATCAAATTGAACCGGGGTAGTGAATGTTAGATCAACAGAGTTAATAGTTGCAGAGATTGCTTGTCTGCTTTTCTTAAGCAAGTAGCTAACAGGATCTGATCCTGCTGTCTGGAAGATAGTAACTTCGGTTGGATCTTGTGAAGATGAAACTGAGAAGTCAACGCTATCTTGAACTAAGAATCTAGTTTCATTATTGGATGTAGAGGATACTACTGCATTATCTCCGATAAGTAAACAGTAATCAAAATCAGGGACATATACGCTTGCAGATAGTTTTGAAGGTACCTGCTGGTAGAAATCAATGGTTGTTGTTGCAACTCCGGTTACGTTTGGTTTATAACCGAACATATATGCTAATTCAAACAGGTTGTCTGTCTGACGGGCATATTGTAAGTAAGTTTCTTGAATTTGGTTGTCTAAGTAAAAAGACATAACATCTCCTACATAAGCTGCCATTTCCATAAACATCATCCCAGGAGATGATGGACTGAAGTCGTTATAGGTTGTAGGGAAATAAGTTTTAGCATAATCAATTAAGGAAGCCCTTAATGTGCTAAAGTCTTTATTTACGTATTTTATATCTCTTTTTACTGCCATTTTAATTGAATGCTATTTCTAAATTATCTGTTATTCCAGTATCCTGTATTGAGTATGTCAATTTAACAGTAATCTGGAGAGTGTCTGGTTGACTTGTAATTTCTAAATCGTTTATAATAACACTTGGAAAAAACTCGTTTATAATAGACTGTATATCTTGTTCTAAAGCAACTTCAGTTTTACTGTTTAACTGCTCAAAAATATAAGTTTGTAACCCTGCTCCAAATAATGGATTTAAATA